TGAACAAGTTGCGGCTTTGGAAGCAAAGGTTGCATCAATCAAATCGCCTGATATTATTCGCGCTCCCCATAAGACTGTTCGCGGTGACGTAAATCGTCGCGTTCGTGAGCAGCTTGCTTCGTTCTACAAAGGCAATACTAAGCTGCATCAAGAAATTAAACTGTGGGAATCTGAAGATCAGCATGCTGCTTACCTGCTAGAAGCCTCGGCTTTGACAGGCTCTGGTGCTGGTATTGGTGGTCGTACTGCTTATGATCCTGTATTCCACAAGCAGCGTCTGCTTAACCCAATGCGTGGCGTTTCTCGCAATGTATCTACTGATGGTTCAACCTATCAGTTCCGCGCAAAGACTGGCAACGCTGGTGCTGCATGGGGTTATTCAATTCAGAACAACGGTGCAGCCACGACTGAAGCAACAGCCATTTGGCAACTGAATATGCAAGATATTAACGTTCAGTTCCCAATTCGTACTGCTGCTCTAGACGATATTGACGGTTTGGAAGCCAATGTTGTTGACGATATGCTGCAAGAGTTTTCGCAGCAAGAAGGCTTGTCAATGATTTTGAACGATGATCAAGCTGGCTCAACCACAACTGCATACGGTGGTACAAATGGTCTGCGTGGTCTGAATTATTATCCCGGCTCAAATGCAACCTACGCTGGCGGCACTATTTCGACTGCGGCTTTTGGCTCTAGCGGTACTGCATCGTCCGATGGTCTGCATGACATTGCGACTTACGATCAAACAACGACCAACGGAAATGGCTCGGCTAATAATGTCACCTTTGGCGATATTGTTACCTTCCTCCATTCTTTGCCACAGCAATACTGGTCAAACGGCAACAAGTTCATCATCAATCCTTTGATGCTTGCTGCTATTCGCGGTCTGGTTGATGACAATGGCACGCCAGTGTTTGAGCGTATGTCGCCTCTGGTGTACGAAGGCATTGTTGGCAAGCTGATGGGCTACGATGTTGTGGTTAACAGCTATCTGGACAATCCAACTGCTCCAGATGCTTCACCCGGCACAACCAGTTTGTTCCCAATGTATTTTGGTGACTTTAATCGTGGTCATACCATTGTTGATCGTCTGAGCATGGTGCTGCGTAGATACGAACAGACCCAGCCCGGCTTTATTACCTTCTACGGTGAAAAGCGTTTGGCAACGTCTGTTGTTGATCCATTCAGCATTATTCGTTATCGCTCTACTGCAACAGGCGCGTAAAAAAGTGGGGAGGGAAACCTCCCCATTTTGTATAACTATTAAGGAAGATCAAATGAGTGCAAATCAAAAAATTCTTGACGGAATCAAATTGTCTTTGCGCGAAAATCGCAAAGTAACAATTGATCTGAGTGAGGCATCTACCTTGACCGGATCAGGTCTTGATATTGGTGGTCGCACTCACTTTGATGATGCTTTTGCAAAACTGCGATATGCAAACCCATTTCGCATGGGCGCACGAAATATTAAAACGCCGAATATGTCGGCAGTTCAATTTGTAGCAAAAACAGGTAACGCCACAAATCAAACAAATCCTTGGGGTTATACATTTACTCCAAATAGCGGAACACCAAATACAGCAACATCCATTTGGCAATTGCCTGCTCGAGTTATTACTGCACAGTTACCAATTCGTATTGCAGCATTAGAAGATATTAATGGTCTGCAATCTGAATTAATTGAAGATATGACATTGGAATTTGGTCAGCAAGAAGCCTATTCAATGGCATTGAATGACGATCAATCTGGAAGTACAACAACCGCATATGGCGGCACAGACGGTTTGCGCGGTTTGGATTATTACACATCAAATACTGCATCTGCTTTTGGCAGCAGCGGCACAGCAATGACTGATGGTATTCATGACATTGCAACTGTATCGCTTGGAGGTTCCGCTATTACCTACAATAAAGTTGTAGATATTGCTAACGCTTTGCCAGCGCAATATTGGGGTTTGCCAACAACAGCATGGCACATGACTCCAACAATGATTCAAACTTTGCGCCAATTAAAAGACTTACAAGGTTTGCCCTTATTCCTTGATGGCGGCGAGCCAATGGAAGAAGGTGCATTGTGTTCTATTTTTGGTTGGCCTGTTATTCCTAATCCTTACTTGAGTTCAGCCTTTCCAATTTATCTTGCTAATTGGGATCGATTTATGACTATTGCAGATGTGGAAGAAATGTCAATTCAAATGATGGATCAAACGGCTCCGGGTTTCATCACAATGTATGCTGAGAAGCGCATGGTGTCGACTGTAAAAGACCCGTTTGCTGGTGTTCGTGCAAGTGCAGCGTAAAGGATAAGTCATGGCTGTTGAGAATCAAACACTCGCGCCGTTTTATGCAAATCAGCGCAATCCGTTTAACTATGCAAAAGTTGAACAGATCAGCCGCGACTTAACAACAGGCTGGTTGACGCTTGAAGATATTACGCAACAAATAAATTTGTTTGATGATGAGAGCCAAGATTCCTATCTTGAATCGCTTGAACTAGCAGTCCGTATGGCGATTGAAGATTATCTTGGTATGGCAATTTTCCCTACGCAGTACAAAATTTATTACCCAAATTTTGGTTTGTATAACAGCGCAGTTTATCTTGACCTTCCTGAAGTATCACAAGCAAATCAAGGTTGCGTTGGAGTAGTAATAAATAAAGTGGAGTGCTATACAACCTCAAACACAGTTCCAGTTGTAATTGATCAAAATGAATATTCATATGACCCAACTGGCAATCAGGTGATATTAAATGCTTTGCCAAATACTTTGAATCAACAAGTTGCAAATCCGGTAGTTGTAACCTATACGCAAAACAGAAGTCCAATTGCAAATTATCCGGTGGTCAAACAAGCAGGATTATTGCTGTTTACTCACTTGTATAACAATCGTTCAACTGTTGGCGATACAGTAGGAATTAAAGCAGAAATACCTTTTGGCACTCAAGCATTATTGCGACCATATAAAACTTTGGTGATGTAATGACAATTGTTCGGTATGAAAACATTACTATTAATAACGTCACTAATGGCGTTGATAGTATTGGGCAATATACTCAGACAATTACAGAATGGTTTAAGACAAGAGCATTAACGCATGACGTAGCGAATAGCGTAAGAATTTCCGAGCGTTATAGAGTGTATTCTGACTTAGTAAATTTTGAAGTTAATTACACTCCAAATACAAAATTGATTGTTGATAATCAGAACAATTACAGCATTACATGGCGTAATCATGATTGGCGTATTACTGATGTGCGAGAATCAAATAATAGAATGAAGGTTACTTTTTTGTGTTACAGAAATGATCCGGACACTAAAGTATGAGCGTACAGCAAAACCCGTTTCAATATGCCGAGTGCATCCAATATCAATTGGCTGGCATTGTTGATCCTGTTCCTGTATATGCTTCATTTAATAGAAATTGGGCTACACAAACAAGGTTTGTAACGTGGCAATTGCGTAACATCCATCAGCCTGTTTATACTGGACAAACGCAAAGTAACAAAGGCATTGATAGACCGATTTTTCAAATCTCTGTGTTTACAAAAGACATGGACGATGCGTTTAATTTGTCTAATACGATATTACAGGATTTGCATGGTTACTCTGGGGTATTCGGCGATCCCGCTGGCTCTGGATTTTTCATTGCAAAGGCAGATGTAGTTTGGCTTTACAACACATATGATGACGATATTGGTATGAACCAGATTATTCTGGATTGCACCATTGACGTTCCCACATAAGACAAGATCGATTAAACTTTTCTTAGAGGAAAATTAAAATGGCTCTTATCGATAAAATCCTACCGGGATATGTGGCAACCATTTGGTGTCAAGATGATGCTACTCCCACTCCCTTGACTGATGCGCAACTGGCAACATGGACTAGTCAAGTCGCCGATATTATTGGCACATCGGCTGGCGGCACTGGCACTGCGGGCATTCAAATTCCCGTTGAGGCTGTTCCTGCTTTTGGTTCAGACGATGCGTTTGCAGCATACTCTGTTGCTGGTGCTCGGACTGGTTCAAAGATCACAACTCAGAATCAGGTCACATCGTTGACAATTACTTGCCCTTGGAACCCTGCTGACGTAGCGCAATTGCTTATGCGTGACGATGGTTA